CTTGCATGGTTCCCCGTTGCCGCGCTTGGATGCGCCGCATAGGGCCATAGTCAGCCTCATTCATGGGGTTGGTTTTCGCAGAACGATTCATTCAATGCATTCGAACGTCATTCAATGATCATTCGATGCCTATAACCTTGATCTCGCCCCACACCGGGTGGAAGTCGACATGCTCCCCGTCAGTGGACTTGAGCGGTGCATCCAGAACAACTGCGATACCGGCCCTGGTGTCGCAGTAGGTCACGCCGTCAACACGCTGGCCGTCGATGATCACTTCCCGTCGGCCCCGGCCATCATCCCAGTAGTGGACGTGCTCGCCTGATTGGTCGCTCATGGCGAAACCTCATACTGGAACGCCCGGTCAGCAGGCAGGGCCGTCACAAACCGGCAGCGGTGAGCGTCGAACTCTTCCCGGGTCGCAATGGCGCGCTCGTACCGATGATTGGTCTTGCCGGTGAACCGCTCGCGATGAACGACCACACCCTCACGCAGAAACTCGACCTCGGCCGACCCCAAGAGCTTGGTTACGATTACTTTCATGGCGTCACACGAAGCTGAAGGCCGCCACTGCCAGGACAATGATCACAAGCGCGATCCCGCCCAGCAGGGTGACAGTCTTGGAGGAATTGGTATTCGAAGCCATGGCGATGCCCTCGGCGCATTCCGCGCCACAATTTTGCGAGTTACGAAAACGTGGCGCGGATTACTCAGCCTTACGGCCTGGCAGCTTGAAGTCAGTCACCCGGTCAGCAATGGACCGGATCTTCTCCACGCCCAGGAAGCCAACCCAGCCACCGACGAAGGTAGCCATGCTCTGTGGGAGCGAGAAGAACTCAAGCCCGCTGATGATGGTCAAGGCCAGGCCGCCACAGATAGCGCCCTCCACGATCATCTGGCGCCGGGTACCCCCACCGTAGGTGATTCGCAGAACAGCCATCGCACAGGACAACGCAGCCGCATAGAGGATTGGCGAATGCTGGCTCAACCACGCAAGCGCTATCGCCCAGGTGTCTGGTTTGTCTGGCATGTTGGACATCTCGGTACCTCCCCGTCAGGGAGTTAGGGATACAACAGGCCAAAGCCTGCGGAATTGAATCGGCTCACACGGCACTCCCAGCTCGGAGCAATGGGCGTGGTGGAGCCGAAAGATTGGGACTTGATACGTCCGGGAAAGCACCCACTTGGGTAGCGGCTTTCCTCGGAGGTACAAAAAAGCCCGGCGCATATGTCTGGGCTTTTTCTATTGCTTCCAGGCGTATTCAGCAGGGAGTCAGGCCGACACCGTCAGGCGCAGGCTTGGCCGAGGCCATCACGAAGTGGTTGCTGGATGCGCGCAGATTGGATGCCAAACTTTCATCAGTGGTCTGGCCACCCGTTCGCCACATGGCCAGGGTCAGCTCCAGGCGCTTCACGCCGACGCTTGGCAGTTCGGCCAGCATCACCACGGATCGATAAGCGTAGGCTGCAGGCTCGGCGAATGCCGACAGGGAGAAACAGGACAGGCAGGCGGCGAGCACCAGGCCCAGGCAAGCGGACATTCGCTTCATCATTCGGCATTCCTTGTGGTGGGTTTCTTTGGGCAATAAAAAACCCGGCGCGGTGGCCGGGTTTTCTTGGATCAGGGAGTAAGTTGCCGAAGGCAAAACTCTAACAGTGGCGAAATCATGCCATGAGCCGCACGGGAACGCAATAGGCCCTCATGCGGCCTCGCGCATTTCGTAAATTACCGCTGCAACGGGGCTCAGTGCGCGGCGGTCCAGATCCTCGCAACATTCGAAGATCAGTTGCAGCACACCACCCCAATCCCGATCCCAGTTGCACGATTCCAGGCGCACTTCGTAGACCTGCCACATCCAGGCCCTGAACTTCTCGGCGCTGGCCAGCGGGTCTTCGTTGGACGATTGCCCGCCCTGGTGCATGTGCTGGTACCGCCGTAGCACGCCCTTCACGACGAACTCCAGCTTCTCGCGCTTGGCCGCCGTCATGCGTGGAGACCTGTTTTGCACCAGCAGGAACACGACCTCTTCCGCCGCTTCCCGGATGTCGTCGCTTTGCTCGGCAGCGTACATGAAGTCACCGAATACGCGGATCTGCGGGTGCAGGCGAGCGATTGCCGACTGGATATGCCCAGCCAGCGCACCGTGCACCGCGTGGCTCGCCGTGGGCCCGCGCTCGGTGGTCTGCACCACCACGCCCAATTGCACTACGTCTGATGTCTGGCCGGGGGCCGGGTTGTACTTGCAGTCATGCCAAGCCTGGCGCGCTGAGTTGATCTTCATGCTGCCTGCCCCTTCTTGAGTTCTCTGGTCTTTGCCCGGTACGTGGCCTTGATGGCCTTGATCTCATCCACGGTGTACTTGCGAACGCTCTGGTCGGATTCCAGGGAGTCGACCGCCTCCTGGCCAATGCGCGCTATCAGGCCGATCCGGTAGTCCACGGCATTGCCGGACAAAAACCGGTTGTCCTGCTTGCTCTGTGCGTGACAGTTGCGTTCATCGAAGCGCAAGTGCGGCGCTGAGCCGACGCTGCGGTAATGACCTGCATCTACCGCGTTGCCGCTCCAGTCCAATGGCTTGCCGCTGGAGATGCATAGGTGGCCGGCGGCCTGGTCCCGGGTGCGGATGAACTCGTTGAACGCCTGCTGGGCTTCGCGGATGTGATCGCCGCGGGTCTTGAGCGCCTCCTTGCGCACCTTGATATCCCGGCGACCGGCCTGGGCCAGCGACTTCTTCTCCTTGGCCTTCTGCGCCTCTACGGTGGCCAGCGCACACTTGGGACTGCACACCGCCTGACCGAGGCGCTGCGGGACGAATGAGGCCCTGCATGCTGGGTTCTTGCAGGTCTTGGGCTTTGGTTGCTTGCGCTCAATGGTCATTCCTGACTTCTCCGCAAGCTGTCGATGTATGCCTGCTTGGCCCTTTCATTGCTCGCCTTGCGCCGCTTCTGGTTGATCGGCTCCATCACGCGGAAGAAGCCCCACAAGAAAGGAACCGATACTGGAAAGGTGATCAGCATCGCCAGCCGGATAACAAATGCCGTTACCGCGAAAGCCAGCCGGTACAGCCCTTTCCAGGCCTCCCGATACATATCCCGATCAAACATGCCGGTGGAAACCTGCCAGGCGATGTAGCGCATCGTGAATTTCTGGCTCATCAATAGCGCCCTCCCCAGTTGTCCTTTTGTGTCCACCGCACCTGGTGCTCGGCGCCAAAAGCAAAAACCCATTCGATCAACTCGCCGCACTGCTTCACGGTGAGCTTGCTGGTGCGTTCGTAGATGACGTCGAAGCCGTTGCCGTCTACCGCAGGTATCATCTGCGGCTGATCACCTGACTCGCGCAGCCATGCGGCCGTCAGGAGGCGTTTCCAGATCAGGACGTCCCACTTCTTGCCTGCGTGCTCGACCTGGGCGGCGATATCGGCCAGCGCCGCGTGCAGGGCTTTGTTCTGCTCCCCACTGCGGTCCACTTCGGTGATGGCCAGCTTCTTGGGTTTTGCGAGATCCAGGCCGGCGATGTAGCCCATTGCCTTGTTGCGGTCTGATTCGTTGCGGATCTGGAGACTGGTCATGACTGCTCTCCCTTGCCCATGGCGGCGTCAAAAGCGTCCTCAATCTCAAAGTCGGCATTTGACCGCATTTGCATTTCGACGCTGCGCGGTAGATTTGCCTCCTCTTCATTCGACCAGCAGCGAACCCAATACTGAAAACGCTTCGCGTCCTTGTGCAGTGACTCATACTCCGACTTGTACCCGTCGATATCCTCCCGCATGCCACGGACCTGACCCCAGAGCTCGTTAATTGCCTCGATAAGCTCTTCTTGCGTTGCCTCTTCTTCGTCCTGTTCCTCCTTCGAGATGCCCAGCAACTCGCCGACCGCAACGATTACAGAGCGATACCTGTTGCACTCAAGATTCGCCTCACGGAACAGCTCGTTATCACTAGCAATGCATGCCTTATGGTCGGCCACGCTCTGACGCAGCGCCTCGTTCTCAGCCTTCAGCTCAGCATTCACCCGCTCGTAGGCTTCGTAGCCGGTGCGTAGGCCGGCGACTTCGGCCTTGAGCGCTTCAACCTCCTGCCACAAGCGGTCTGCAAGTGGGTCATGCCAGCCTGGCATCTTCTGCAAGCTGCGCATGTGCACAGCGAGCTCGGTAGATGATTGCTCTCTGACGTAGGTCATGGCTTCACCTCAAACAGCTCAGGATGTAGTTGGCGTGCTGGACCTGCCATCCAGGGGCGCCGAATGACTACGTGGAATCTCCACGCCCAAATCGATAAGTGATTCGCCCCTCGGCTACGCATAAAGCTCCTGCATGCCTGATAGCGCCATGGCAGGAAGGTGACCTTCAGAAGGCAAGACTTCGGCAGGGCCTTGTGCTTGACCGTTGCGTCGTGTGGCATCGAATGAATGTTCATGACTTCACCTTCAGGCCGGCAGCTTCTAGGACATCAACAACGTCACGCTTGCCTTGGCGATGGCCTTTGGCGTAGTCGCTTTGGGCGTCTGCGTATTCGCATTTTTCGGGAAGTTTGATCACTATCGCCCCGATAGCGGCATCAGCCTCGGCCCACACGGAATGGTCGGCGCCAATGTCCTCAAGCTCCATGTCGCACCGGTCTTCCTCTTCGCGACGGATATTCCAGATTGCTCTCGCAACCGCTTCACGCATCTTGTCGCTCATGTCCGCTGCTCCGCTGCTTCTGCGATCAATGCCATGCGCTCCAACTTGCGCGCCTCACTCCAGGCTTCAGACGTGCGATCGTCCACGCTGCCCTTGTCGACCCACTCCCATACAGGGCGGCTGTTGCTTACCATGTAGGCCCGGTACATCTGGCTGTACTGCTGCTGGCGGATTTGAGTGACACTGCGCCCCTTCAGGAAGCGCTCGTCCCCGGCCTGCGGTTTTGGCTTGGCCTGCGCGGTGCTGTATCGAATGCTGGTTACAGTCATGCTCGTGACTCCAATTCCTGGGCCTGCTTGATCAGCAGCGCCCGGCGATCTGCCAACTCATTGGCCGCTTCAATCCGCATTTCGAGCTTCCGTTCTTCATTGGCCTTGCGCATTTCCAGCATCGACTTCTTCACGATCTCGAGCTTTGCGCGCAGCACAGGCTTTGGCTGGGTGACGGTGCCGGTGAGCAATCCAGCAATGGCGCGGCCGTCCTCGGTGACCGGGGCAACGCTCAGGTCAGCCAGGTACTTCTGGCCGTGCTCGCGGGGGATTCGCTTCAGCTCCATGGCCTTGGTTACGGCTTGAATGCGACGATTGGCGTCAAAGCCCACAGAGACGTGCCAGTTCACAGGCTTGGCATCCTCTCGGGATTGGCCGACAAACCGCTCATACGCGCTGATGAAGGCCATCCTGGCGCCAATCTTGTCCCCTGCATCGAGTACAGGCTTGGCAGCGGCCAGAGCCAACTGAATTTCGTCGGTCAGTACCACGGTCTCGAACTCGTCGTTCGTGGTCATGGCGATGGCCCACGCTTCGTCCTTGCCTGGACGGCCGTCGGCGGCCTGGACGCGCTGCAGGATGTCAGCCATCGCCAGCTTGCCCTTCACCTCGAAGCGGCAGGCCTTGAGCGCAGCCTTGACGACGGGCACCGGATAAGCGCAGAGGTCTTCGGCCATCATCGCGGCGGTACCGGGGTTCATTTCCTGGCCCATGGCCTCGGCAGTGGCGCAGATGGCAGCAGCCAGCCCGGCGACCTGCTGGTCGTTCATTTCAGAGGTATTCATTGCGGTCACCTGCTTGTCGCTTGGCCAGCACCATTTGCGCAGCCTGCTCAGCA